CGGATCCCATCCATAAGAGTTCGAAATACCTAAGTAAGTTCTTCTAACATTATCTCCTGGACTAACAAGAGCATTGTCATTACCTGATGATAAACCAAATGGAGGATTGTAAATAACCTCACCTGGAAAGTCATATTTACCCTTAATAATTGGGAAAGGTGATTGAGCTCCTGCGTAATTTCTAAAATTAAATCCGTTAAATCCACATGGTAAAGCATCTATCGGTGCGTCTTCTGACATCTCAACCATTACGTATTTAGAATTCAACATATATTCACCGTCCAATGTTCCTATTTTGTTGGCGATAAAGTTGTTTTGACCTGGATCCATGGTGCAGTTTGTAAATTTCTCCAATACTACAGGATTGGCATCTGTATCAAAATAGTCACGAATCAATACGTCAAACGTAAGATTACTATATGTTTGATTAACAATAGATATTTTTATTAAAGTATTTGCCCCATCACCATCAGAAATTGTGTAGAATCTAAATAAGTCATATACCTTATTACCTCTCAATTCTGAAACAACAAATGGTGAATTTGGTGTTTGCCATTTATCTAAATACCAACCAATTGAGTCAGGATCTCCACTTTGTGCAGAATCTAATGAAATTAAATTGGGGTTCAAACCTTTAATGTAACCTTTTCTCCATGCGAAGTTTAACCATGATTGGAAATTTTCTTCAGCAAATACTGGAACCTCAATTCTTGGTTTTTGGAAGTTAGTAACACCAAACACTTTTGACCAATATTCAGGATCATTTTGTGTGAAAGAAGTTTCAAAGAAATATGATGTTCCGAACTTATCAACAACATTAACACCAAAAGTTGAATATGGATTTTTAAGAACCCCTGAGTATTGTCCTGTCATATTCAGTGTAACATCAGTAATTCCTGTTACAGAATACGCTGGGTTAGTAGAATTCACATAAGTCGCAACACCTCTTGATCTTAGCGTTCCTACAACAACATTATCATAATCGCTATAAGAAGTTCCTGTATAATAATAAACTTTTAACAATAAATTACCTGAGTAACAATTTACAGGTAAAGTTGTTGTTGTAGTTGTGCTTGTTGTTGGAACAGGAGTCACACAAGGATTGGTAGTTGTAGTCGTTGTAGATGGAACTATCGTTGTTGTTGTTGTGATAGGGGATAAAGTCAAACCTGAAACATATGTAAAGAAAGAATACCCACTATAATTAGTATTTCCTGTTGTGTTGAATAATGCGTAATACCAAGCGTCATTTAAAGGAGATAATAAATTAGTATCATCTAAAGAAACCGATGGAACACCAAATACATTTGTAGATGCTGTCCAACCTGCATTTGTTAATACGTCATAATCATTTGTTGGAATTGAACCGAAGTAAGAAATAAATTCATCTTCAGCAACAAATGGGTTAGAACTGGTGATTACATCAAATATAAGACTTCGTATATTATCATCTAATGTTGATGTTCCTCCGTTGAATTGTTCATATTGTTGGTATAAAATATCCTGAATTTCACTCGGGAAAGATGAAAGATATGAAATTGTTGATATATCATTATTACATCCGGTGAAAGGGATTGAATATACCTCATCATAATAATCAACACAAGTTGTTTCACAAGTTGCGGTGCTTGTGACTGAACTTAAACACCATAAACCTACTGTTGATGGATCCACATTCGCTACTGTTGTTACAGACCAAGAAGGTCCCGCATCATAACCAGATAAACCTAAGATTCTTGTTACAAACAATTGGTTTGATTGTTGTAAATATGCTTGAGCGATATAAGCGGCCTCATATTTAGGTATTGTTGTGTTGATAAATTTCTCAGGAGACGTTCCCCCAAATACTGTTTGAAATTCATCAAAATTTCTAATAAAGATCGGCTCAAATGCCGGACCTATCAATGTTTCTCCCACGATGCCCAGTGTTGTTACACCGACACTTTGAGCGACAAAACTTAAGTCAACCTCAGAGGTGTAAACACCTGGAGAAACAAAAACTTTACTGTTAGTTGCCATGTTAAGTATTATTTTTAAATTATTTATTTTTCTATAAATACTTGATAAAACACCAAAAACTTTACATCTACAAAACTATTTATATTATGGTATGATTTTATTCTGCCTTTTTTCTACCAACCCTATGGACGACAACAAGAAGATAAAAAATTTAAAAATAGACTCCAAAGTTCATGAAGTCCTAAAAAAATATTGCGACAAAAGAGGAATTAAAATGTATAGATTTTTAGAGTCTTTAATATTGGAGAAGTGTAAAGAAAAAAAAGACATATACGGAGAGGACTAAACTAACTTTTGAGAAAAAATCAATTTAGGAATTTCCAATCCCATTCCCACAATAATATCAATTCTTAAAATATCATTTGTATTAATTTGAATTAAATCAACATCGTCCCCATAATATTCATCATTAATATAAACAGAATAAGAATCAATATTAGTTGATTGGGTAAAATACAAATTACAAGTGTATTCAAAATTATATTCTTCAGATGTGGATCCACTAAGATATTCTAAAACAATTTGTTCTAACTCAACTGGTTCTCTTTTTTTCTGTGGTCGTTTAATGTTTCTTTGATCTACTTCTATTACGGTTAAAGTTCGTGAAATCGCAGGACTTACTTCGAATTCATTTTCATCAATCAAAAATCCCATCATTGTAAAATCATATTTTTGAATATAATATTTTCTTTTCTCTAAGTCCATTGAAGATTCGTCTGTGAATCCATCATTAATAATTGGAATATAATGTCCGTTGATTGTTTGATATGCTTGTCGAGAAGCAAAAGTTTCCATTACTCTTTGATTTAATGTATTAACCTCTCTCATTCTATTACAAACAATTGCCACAGAATACTTTAAATCTATTGGGACTGGTTGTGGTATTTTATAGATATCAGCGCCCACTACATTTCCATTCCATGTTGGAACTTCCATATAATAATACATTCTTCTGTTTGGTATATTATACATAACAGCAGGATTATTACCGTATTTTACTTCAGGACTTCTAATAACAGTAATAAAAGGGGGTTCTAAATTTTTGTCTATGTTTTGAAAATCCCAAGTTTCAACAAACTGAGACCAATTTTGTGTTGTAACCAAAATATCAACAACAGGAATATTAACACCTTCTGAAACTATTTTGAATTTTTCTTTCACAAAATCTAAAAACCCACGATCCAAATCAGCATGAAGTAACGACTTAGGAAGATACGTTCCATCTTTTGTAATCATATCTTTGATTTGTTCCCGTCTTGGTAAAAGAGTTTTCGGGTAAGTCAAAGGTAAAGTAGGTTTAACAGGTCCTTTTTTTGGTAATGCCATTTTACTTGTTGAAATTTTTATAACCTTGTTGTAATTTATCGTTAAAATGACCTGAAATTAAAATTGTAATTTCGTGCCAATTATATTCTACTTTTGGGTGGTTTTGTTCTAACAACTGTCTAACCAATCCGATAATTTTTGATTCATAAATACCAAAATTTTTTGGTTTTTTATATAAATCTTTTGCGGTTTTAATTGCATAATTTACATACTTCTCAATATCTTGTAGTCGTCTCAACAACTGTATTTGAGATTCTTTAATTATTATTTTCATTATAATCCTCTAAATTCATTTGGTCCAACAGGAGCCGCGATTATGGTCTTAAAAAATGGTTTGAAACCTTTATATGTGTGTTTTGTGTCTGATACAACACGACCATCATTTACAACCGTATAATAACGAACAAAGTTTTCACTATCGTAATATCCAATATAGTCACCAAAGTCGATATCGATTTGTAAATCTTGTAAAGTTTTTAAATAAACCGATATTGTGATGTTTCCTGGCTCGACCTGATCCATTTTTGTTGATGTCCCAATAAATTTGTTTTCGGGTGCCGCAATTGTAACTTGAGCATTAAACTCAACAGGAGGTAAAAATTTTATTCCGTCACTCACAACCTCACCATAGACATCATCGGTTTTAATTTTGTTTCTATCTATTTTGTATAAAACACAAGTATAGTTCATGTCTCCGATCAACCACTCTTGACCCATACCGATTTCCAATTCAAAATCACGATCTCCAAAAAATTTACCTAACCTTGTTATAGGAACATTACTTTTCATTTGGTTGTTTTATTGATAAATATTTATTTTATTGTTATTTTTAGTAAAAGACTTGAATTGGATAATATATCGTCTTTAGTTGAACACAAAGCTCTTGAACTGCTTGATTCTTATAGTGGTGCAAATAACTACATACTTTTTTTAAAACAAAAAAAAGAAACATCCAAAAAGTTTTACCCCACCCGAGCTCAAG